ATAATAGACATGCTACAAGCAAGCCGGCACGACCATGGCCACCCCTACAGTGAATATAAATATTTTTGTCAGTCTTAATAATTTTACCGATTTGAATTATGAATTTGCAAAATTCCCTAATATTGGTAGGAACTCCTCTATCCTTTATAGGATATTTCAATATTTGCATTTTAGTCTGATAATTTACAACTTTTTCGCCATCACATGTTAGATCTATAAAATATATCACACCCATTTCTTCTAATATTTCAACTTGTTCATTACTTGGATAAGAACCGAATAATGATTTATTATCTATAAAATAACTACAAAAGTCCATTTTATTTAATAATTTCAATAGTTTAATTTAAAATAAAAACAAATTGGAAATTTCATTTTAAATAGAAATTATTTAAGTTAAATTTGTTTAAAAAATTATTATTTATTTATTAAATAAATGTCATATACAAGATTTATTAACTTTGGAAGTTCTACTAATAATAAGATAATGTACCCTGAAGAACCAAGCAACCCGTTAACATATTGTTTATGGAATAACAGTAATTCAAATTATATTCACGGCGCTACTGCATACAACTATAAACCGTATTGTGTAGAATGTTCTACATTTATGAAAGAAATTGGGAATGGAATGCACGGATATGGTCCATGGGGAACTATTAATGTTAATGGTAATTTGCAAAGTTATTGTGAATTTTATGTACAAAATAATATCGAAAATACTCAACCGAATTTATCAGCAATAAATACAGAAGCCTTTACTATAATAAATGCTATAATGAAAGAAAAAAACTCAGTAGGAGAAAATTTGATCAGAAATACACTCGAATTAAGATTTTTAAATTACTTAAGTTCTTACAAATCTAATAAGAAAGTTTCTTTTAATCCAAATGTGGCAACTTCACCTTATATCCATATTTATAATGGGATTTGTGGAAATTGCCCTGTAATAGTTAATATTCCGCAAAATATTGATAACGATATAATAATGAATAGAGCATTATTATGTCCAAAAGTTTCTGCAGATGTATTTGCATATATGTGGGCTGCTATGGTCGGTGTATATGATAATGTTATTTTAAATTACCCGTGCAACAGTTTAACCGAATCAGAATCGTATAATCAAGACAGAAAGAGTCTTATAAATACTAAATTAGGTAAATATTTAATGGAAAAAAATGAATATTATTCTAATCTGTTTTGTACAATACAAAGAGCATTTAAAGTAACTTGTTCTAATTGTGGGTGTAAAGCCGAACGATGTAAGTTTACTAATTAGGTTACTCCATCAATTTTTAAATGGTGGTTTAAATTTCCTTTACAAGTTTTTGCAGATCCCGAAGAAGGTTCTGGATTAGGGTATCCTTTATCGACAGATGTTGCTATATTTGGATTTTGTTCAAATATTAAAGGGCCTTGGTATTTTTTGTTAATATAATATTCTGATTCTTCATATATATTTTTTAATGTTTTGTAAGACATTTTATTAATTAAAATAATAAAATTTAAGAAAACAAAAAATATATTTAAATATGAAAGATTATATAACTTGGAAAGAACGGAGTCTATATGGAAATTTAATTAAAGAATGTATTGATTTGGATATTAGTCCGGGAATAATAATAGGAAAAGGTGGGAAAACAATTCAAGAAATTGAAAACTTTACTCATGCTAAAGTGCGCGTACTTCGAGAAGATAATAAAATATTAATATCTGGATATAAACAAGATTATGTAAATAGCGCTATAAATGAAATATCGAAAATTATTGAAAATTATAAAAAAAGATTTGATGATAAATATAATAATAATTTTTATAATAATAATAATAATAATAATAATTACGAAATTGAGAAGGAACCTGAAAAATTAAATTTCTTGGATAGCGATTTTCCACCAATTCAAGCAGGTTCTAGTGTGGCTATTAATCCTAAAAGTGCTTGGAATAAAAAACCGGATATATTTAAGAGTTAATTTTACTCGGGTGAATTTGATTCCAACCAGGTTTGGCTTTCCAATTATTATTTCTTACAACAACATCAAAATTTTTATCTAAAAATAATGGTTTTTTAACAATATTTTTTTTCGATTGATTTCTTAATATTATAATAAGATATGAAAAGGTTGATAATGGGGTTCCTATAAATTTATAAGCATTTACACTTGCTAATATGTCTATAATTCTAATATATTTTTTAGGAATATTGTCTAAATATTTTAATCTAATAATATTGAAATTTTTTTGAACCAGTTCAAAAAAATTTGGGTTCTTTTCATCTGATATGATTAATATCTTTTCATTTTTAGGGATATTTTCCCTAATATAATTTATAATTGATTGTATTGAAGTAACTCTGGTTAATTCTGGTCTATAATGTTTGAAATCAGATCTTCTAACATGAATCGCGTGGTATTTATCCTTTTTAGTAATTCCATTATTATTCAAAGTTTTCCAAGTTAAATCGAAGAATTTTTTTTTAAATTTAATAAATTTTGTTAAATCTTTTCTTAAAGTGTTAATATAAGGATAATTTTTAAAGTACGCGTCATAATTTCCGATTATTCTAATTGCCATATTATCTCTACATGCGGGAAAAAACCACAAATCTTCTTTATTATTCTGTTCATATATGTGCTTACATTCCATATAATTATTTTTTTCCGGATTAATCGTCTTTAATCCAGAAAATTTCCCATTTTTTTCCATAAATTTTATATATTCATTATAATTCATATTCTTAGTTGGTTCGTATTCTGTAAAAAATATGATATCGTATTTTTTCTTTAATAATTGAATATCAAAATAATCGGTGATATTAGATTTTTGAGTTATGTGAGGCCAATTATGGGGGGGAGGAATAATCAATGTTCTATTATATATAGAAGATAGAGATAATAATAATTCTAATTGCATTTTTCTATTTACTAAGCCTGAACAATCTCCTTCATATGCGATGTATTTTGTAGGTAATTTTTTATAGTATGATTTATAAAAATAATAAGATAATGGTAAAATTACTATTATTAATAAAAATATGAAAATATGATACATTTTATATAAAATATATAATATTTTAAGTTTAATAAATGAGATATTGTCAAAAACAAAATAAATATATAGCGTATAGTTTTACAGTATCTTTACAAGTATTATTGATATTTCTTTTTTTAGTTATATTTTATTTTAGTTATATTTTGCAAATTGAAAAAAAAGCATTTGAAAATCAGATTAGTTTTGTAATTGATGATTTGACAAAAGATTTAAAATATTATATCCCAAATATTAAAAATAAGAGTGAAATACTTTCAAAATTTAAAGATGAAATCTCCAAACTTGAACAAAAAACCCCTTCAAATATGGCAATTGATATAAAAAATAAATGGTATAAAACATTATCAATAGATATAGCCCTTAGTTTTTCGGTGGGGATAGTTGTTTATTTTTTGATATTAACAATGTGTAATTTTTGTTTACCTGTTACATATACATTATACGAAAGTATATTTACAATTGGGTTTGTGGCATTGACAGAATATGCTTTTTTACAACTTGTAACTAAGAATTATATTGCAACAGACCCTAATGAAATTAAGTACAATATTGCAAAAGCAGTTTACGATTTCTCGCAAAATCCTAAAACTAAAAATTTACCAAATCTAGCACCCCCACTTTTATTTAAGCCCCCACCACCGACGACTTCACCCCCCCCACCACCGACAACTCCTGAAAAAAGTATGTCGATTTCTGTGGCAATAGGTATAAGTATAGGAATAATTGTATTAATAAGCATATTCTATTCTATTTACAAGGATACGATAAAAAATGATACTATTGGTTTATGCATAAATATTACCCTACATGTGCTAATTTTATTTACATTTTTAACAATATTATTTTTCACAGTAATATCGAATTATGAGCAACAACAAGTTAAAAGTCAATTAGACCCGTTAATTAATAACGGTGTTAAAAGCGGTTTAGTTTATTTTAATTCTTGGTGGAAGAAAAATGCAAATTTATTCGGAACATCTATACCATTTCCTTGGAAAATGATAGGAGAATATTCTAAAATTAAAATGAATGATAATCTTGAACCTTCTGAAGAAGTTATAAATAATAATGATAAACTGAGAACTAATTCAATATTAACAGTAATTGTGCTAATTTTCGTATTAATATTATTAATAGGTTATTTTAAATATATTAAGAAGAGAAAAATCGGGTTGAAATTCATCTTGAATGAGAACTTGTTAATATTTTCATTTGTTGGTATAATAGAATTTTTGTTCTTCTGGTTTATTATCAAAAACTATAATCCTATATACCCGCAAGAAGCCGAAATAGCAGCACTTCAAAGTTTGGAAAAAGTTATTGAAAATCTTTAACAAGTCTTTGAGTATGCATTAACATAATTAAAGTAATTTCTATTTACTCCTATAGGTAATTCATAATAATCTTGTTTAAAGTATGCGGGGGTTTGAAATTGAGGGGGTGGCAATTGAATAGGACCATTATGCCCGTTATTATTATAATAAAATAACAATGAATATGTAGAACGATTTTTATTATCCTGATAGATATTTATAGGTTTTACACCTGAAATATGTGGGCCTTCTTGAGTGCAAAAAGACATTTATTATTATGAAATATAATAATAAATTTAACTTAAAAATTCAGATTTTTTCATTAAAATGATCTCTTTTCTAATACAATCTGATTTACCTAATAAATGGTGGACTCCCACTAATGATCAATATAACGCTATCAAACCTCTTTATTTAAAATGGATTGCTGGTTTAGGCCAAGGTGGTATGCAATATGAAGGCACAGAAGTAACAAATATAACCAAAATTGGGGCCTTTAATTACTTAATTCAAATTAATGGTAGCAATTCATATCTTAAAAATTTAACTCATAAAGATCAACGAGTAAGACGTATATATTTTTTGCCGAATCATGACGGGTTCGTTTAAATTTTGTCTAATTTACTTGGAACAATTTTTGGATTATCTTTCTTAAGTTGTTCCAGTTGCTCTTTAACCTTGTCATAACTACAACTATGTTCTTCAGGGTAGCGATGCCTAATACAGAATTCTTTTCCACATTTACATTTAAAAGATAGGTGAGATTTTTTTTTACAAATGGGGCATCTCATTGTCATTTTTGTTTTTGTTTTTT